TGGAGGCCGCAGCGGAAGCACATCGCGCAGTGAGAAACATGCGTGAGGCTGGGCCGGGGTTCCCGTCGTCGACACCTGGTTCGGGTTCGGTGGGTGGCGGTGGTGGTGGGCCGCGTGAGTCGATCGTGGAGCGGTTGGCGTTGGGTGGCGAGTTGAGCACTGACTCGGCGATGGTCGACCTCGACGAGCTGGGCCGCCTGGTGGCCGAGCTGCGACCGCGAGTGGATCGGTTGCGGACGGTGACGCAGCGGTGGGGGTTCGCAGTGACGGGGGAGTGGGAACCGGTGCGCCGGCCCCGGCCGGGCAAGCCGACTGAGCACGCGGTGAACGCTGAGCGGTGGTGCACCAGCCATGAGCGGATCGGTGTGGCCGAACCGGTGCGGGCCCGTGGGCTGTGCCGGTGGTGTGGCGAGTTCGAGGCGGCGCAGCAGATGTTGCCGCCGCTCGGTGTGCTCGAGGCGCACGCCCGTGGGCAGCGGATCACGACGGCGTTGATCGAGCAGTTCCGTGTGGTGGAGACCCCGCCGAAGAAGCCGCGCAACCGGAAGAAGAAGCGCCGGTGACGGCCGAAACTTTCGTGAGAAACATGTACGACTATCACCAGGGGAAACGTGACGATCGTGTACGGTTCGGATCAGGTGAGCGTCGTGTCCCTCCGGGGTGCGGCGCTCTGCCGCGTTCGGTGCACCGTGGAGCAGTGGCAGCTCGCCGGGTTCATGGCCCGGAGGTCGCCGGTTCGAACCCGGCCGGTGCCACCAAGCGGGGAGGCTGAGTGAACGTCCTCGGCATCGAGTTCACCGATCTGCCCGAAGGCTGCGTCGCCATCGGCGCAGTGATGCTCGTGAAGGTGATCGACAGCGACGGCCACGTCGGCCTCGTCGAACGCTCATCGAAAGAGCTCTCACTGTGGGAAGCGCTCGGCATGGCGACCACGTTCGCTGACACGATGCGTGACCAGCTGCGTGACGCCTGGGGTCCAGCGCAGGACGACGACTGATGGGCCGGGCCCGCCAGGTGTGCAGCGAGCATGGCTGCCCGAACCTGCAGCCGTGCGAACTCCACGCCCGCCAGAGTTGGGCAAGGTCGGATCGTCGAGCATCGCTGCCAGCCGACTGGCGTGCTCGCCGGTCGGCGGTGCTCGCCCGAGACCGTGGTGTCTGCCAGCTCCGCTACCCAGGCTGTGTGGTGCGAGCCACCGAGGTGCACCACCTGGTGCACCGTGACGTGCACGACATCGAGGCGCTCGCCGCGGTGTGCACGTCGTGTCACAAGTCAGCGACCCAGGCCGAGGCGCGGTCCGCTCGCCAACGCCGACCAGATCAATAAGCGAGCCCCGCACCGCTGGAACGGCCGGGGCTCTGACCGACACCCTGGGAGGTGCCGATATGTCCGAGGGTATCGCACGTCAGTGCGCACACTGCGGAGCATCGTTGATAGGCAAACGGCCGAACGCGAAGGTCTGTTCGCCGAGGTGCTCGCGTGCTCTCGGCTATCTACGGCGGAGGGGAACAGCCAACCACGCCAAGCATGTCTCGATGTACAGAGCGAAACGTAAGGCAGCGACACCAGTGGTCACATGCGCCGCATGTGGCGCTGGGTGGCAGAGGCGGCTGAGGGTCGACATCCGGCGTCGATTCTGTTTCGAGTGTGTCCCACCCGGGGACAAAGCAGCGAGCCGCAACATGAGCGTGAGGTTCCCCGACCCGGAGACGGCAGCAATGCTGGCCGAGAAGCGGGCAGGCGAGGCCCGTGCAGCAGCCCGGAATCGCCGCAGATCCGCTGCGCGTCGGCGCTTGGCGAAAGCAGCCTTGGGCAGCGCAGGGCGATGCCATCTGGTGATGGGCTGGTGCCGCGAATGCGGCAATGCGTTCGTGGTCAGACAGGTCGAAGGTGTGTGGTGCTCGGCCAAATGCAGCCGCAGGGGCATCGGCCGCGAGGCAGGGTACCGTCGCCGAGCGCGGGTGGCCGGCGGCCGAGTGAATCGCCAGGCTGTGTTCAAGCGTGACGGATGGATCTGTCAACTCTGCGGGCAACCAGTCGATCGCACTGCGTCGGTGCCAGACCCGCTAGCAGCGACCATCGATCATGTCGTACCACTCGCCAAGGGCGGCGAGCACAACGACGCGAATGCCCAATGCGCGCACTTCATGTGCAACTGCCTGAAGAGCGACAGCCTGGCCGCCTGACCTACCGGGGTACCCCTGCTGCCCGACCCCGTCAGCCTTCACCGATGGGTGCTTCTGAAAATGAGGCATACGTGACCAGGGGTTTTGTACGCATCAGGACCTTGTGTACACATCCAGGGGTAGAGGTCGGATGATCCGAGCCGGCCGAATGAAAAAAGGAAGGTGCGATGCCTCCTCTGCCGAAACATCCGAGCACCAGGCAGCGTCGGAACAAGACGGCTGGTGCCCGCCAGTTGACGCCGGTGCACGACGTCGAGGTGCCCGAGCTGCCGGAGGATGCGGATGTCGCGTGGCATCCGTTGACCCGGTCGTGGTGGGCTGACATCTGGGCGTCACCGATGGCGCCGGAGTTCGACTCGTCCGATGTGCACGGCCTGTTCGTTTTGGCCATGTTGGTGAATGCGTTCTGGGTGGAGCCGTCGCAGGCTCTCGCCGCCGAGATCCGGTTGCAGCGGCAGTGCTTCGGTCTGACGCCGATCGATCGTCGCCGGTTGCAGTGGGAGATCGACCGTGGCGAACAGGCCGAGCAGGCCACGGTGACGCGCCGGAATCAGACGGCACCGAAGCCGGCCGGGAAACGGAAGGCCGAGCCGGACCCGCGGTCGCTGCTGGGCTGATCCAGTGGCGATGCTGATCACGCCTCCGGTTGAGGCGCGGCCGTGGCCGACGTTGGGGCCGGAGGTGTGCGAGTGGATCGAGGCGAACCTGGTGTACGGGCCGGGCCCGTTGCGAGGGCAGCCGTATGTGATCGAGCCGGAGTTCCGGGCCGAGTTGTACAGGGCGTTCGAGGTGTTCCCTCACGGCCATGAGCGGGCCGGGCGGCGCCGGTTCAAGCGGGTGGCGTTGGAGAAGCGGAAGGGCACCGCGAAGACGGAGAAGGCTGCGATCATCGCTGCCTGTGAGGCGCACCCTGATGCACCGGTGCGGTGCGACGGGTGGCGGCGGCAGGGCAGTGTGTGGGTGCCGGTCGGGCGTGGTGTGCTCGATCCGTACATTCCGATGTTCGCCTACACCGAGGAGCAATCCGAAGACCTCGCCTACGGTGTGCTGCGGGCGATCCTGGCTGAGTCGCAGGTGGCAGGTGATTTCGATATCGGGCTCGACCGGATCCTGGTGCTCGATGCTCGCGGCCGCGAGGCCGGGAAGATCGCAGCGTTGGCCGGGTCACCGAACGCTCGTGATGGTGCTCGTACGAGCTGGCAACACTTCGACGAGACGCACCGGATGTTCTCGCCGCGGTTGCGCAAGGCGCACACCACGGCGTTGCAGAACCTGTTCAAGCGTGTCGACGCTGATGCGTGGACGTTGGAAACCACGACGGCGGGCGAGCTCGGTGAGCGCAGCCTCGCCCAGGACACCCGCGAGTACGCCGAGTTGTGTGCTGCGGGGAAGGTGTCGGATCCGTCGCTGTTCTATGCGGCGCGGTTCGCTCCGGATGACATGCCGCTCGGCACGGCCGATGAGGTGCGTGGTGCGCTGCTCGAGGCGACGGGCCCGGCCACATGGTCGGGTGATCTCGAGCCGCTGATCGCTCACTGGTTCGAACCGAAGTGTGACCGGGCCTACTACCGACGCGTGTGGCTCAACCAGTGGGTGAAGGGCGGCCTGAAGGCGTTCGATCCGAAGGTGTGGGCGGGGCTCGTGCATCCGGAGATGGACGAGATCCCGGATGGCGAGCTGGTGACGCTCGGGTTCGACGGTGCGCGCCGGCGTGACTCGACGGGTCTGGTGGTGACGCATGTGGCGTCGGGGTTTCAGCAGGTGGTCGGGTTGTGGGATCGGCCGGTCGACGCCGATGACGACTGGGAGGTCCCCGCGGCTGACGTGGACCTGGCGGTCGAGGCGGCGTTCGCACGGTGGAACGTGTGGCGCATGTACGCCGATCCGCCGTACTGGGATGAGTGGGTCGATGCGTGGGAAGGCCGGTATCCGGGCCGGGTGAACCGGTGGTGGACGAACCGGCCGAAGCCGATGGCGTACGCGTTGCGGACGTTCGCAGCGGCGATGCAGGACGGGGTGTTGTCGCACACCGGTGATGAGCGGTACGCAGCGCACATCGCGAACGCGGTGAGGGACTCGATCCATGTGCGCACCGTCGAGGACGAGCCGCTGTGGATCGTGAAGAAAGAGCGGCCGGATTCGCCGCTGAAGATCGACCTCGTGATGGCCGGGTGTCTGTCGTGGGAAGCGCGTGGTGACGCTGTCGCCGCCGGTGTGAATGTGCCGCCACCGCCGAAGCGGTCGCGTCGTCTGCAGTCGAGGTGGTGAGCTGATGCCGGAACCGAGATCTCCTGAGTGGTGGGCTGATCGGCTCACTCGGCAACTCAATCAGCAGCGCGCGCGCCTCGAGAAGCTTGAGCGGTACTACGCCGGCCGCACCCCGCTCGCCTACGCGACCTCTCGGTTTCGGCAGGAGTTCGGGACGATGTTGTCGGCGATCAACGACAACTGGTGTCAGCTGGTGGTGTCGGCCGTGGAGGAGCGGCTCGATGTGACCGGGTTCCGTCTCGGCAACGACGAGCAGGCTGACCGTGAGGCGTGGGCGATCTGGCAGGCGAACAACATGCCGGAGGATTCCCCGGTGGCGCACACCGAGGCCCTCAAGTTGGGTGAGGCACACGCGATCGTGTGGCGTCCCGATTCGCAGAGCGTGCCGGTGATCACGATCGAGCATCCGTTGCATGTGATCGTCGAGCTCGACCCGGAGAATCGGTCGCGTCGGTTGGCTGCGGCCAAGGCGTGGCGCGACGAGGAACTCGGCCAGGTGTGCACGGTGTACCTGCCGGATGGGATCTACAAGTTCCGGCGTGGCCGTCGCGGGTGGGAACCTCGGGTGGTCGATGGTGAGGAGTGGCCGGTTCCGAACCGGTGGGGTGTGGTGCCGGTGGTGCCGATCGTGAACCGGCCTGGCCTGCTGGAACCGTCGGTGTCGGAGATCGAGAACATCCTG